AGATACATTATTTGATAGAATAATCGGATGGGGGGATCATGAGGATCTAGAAGACGAAGACAAAGATAAAGACCCAAAGAAAGGTAAAATTGTAAAGACAATTTTATGGGGGGAAGACAAAATTAAATTCTCTAAGGCAAATGTTCTAAAAGTATTAGATGCCTGTCCTTGGATGAAAGAACAGATAAATGCATTCATGGGAAAACGTGCAAATTTTTTACAGGTCTAGCATCGAAAACTCGAGAAGCTGCTTCAGCTTTCGTAAAAATCCATGATGTTAGGCCGAGTGATGGTGGATCTATTTTTAAAGATAATCCAATATATAAAAAAACTACAGGGAAAGATCACCCACTCATAAAAACATCAATAGCTCCGCAAGGGGCTATTTTTGTATGGGATCTCTACTTTAACAAACTAAGAGGAACGGGTGTAGCCTTTACTGAGATAAAAGCATATCAAGATTTATATGGAGTTTACCTAGCTCCTTGGCAAATAGATTTGATTTTCGTTATTCATCATGCTGTAGAAGGCTATTTTAATGAGAAACAGAGAAAGACTTTAAATAAAGGGAAGAAGTAATAAGGAGAATATCATATGGCAGAAGACGTTGCAAAATTAGCCATCGTTGTAGGCACCCGAGGCGTAAAAGAAAGTACCAAAGAAATGGATGCCCTTAAAGCAAGTGTAAAGAGATTAGAAGGACAACTAAAAAGCAATAAAAAAACAACTAAAACCTCTACAGCAGAGCAGAAAAAGTTTACTACAGCTATGGGTACTTTTAGATCAACCCTACCTGCTGTAGCTAGTAGTGTGTACCTTGTCCAACAAGCCTATCAGATTTTATCTGGGGCAATAAGTACAGTTACAGAAGCGTACGAAGTACAATATGGAGCTGAGATAAAGCTTCAAACAATATTAGCATCTAATAATAATGCTATAGGCTTGACAGTGGATCAAGTTAATATTTTGGCACAAACATGGCAAAACTTAACTGGGGTAAACGATGCCGTTATATTAGAGGCTGCGGCAATTGGAGCAACGTTCACACAAATTTCAAAAGAAGTTTTTCCTGATGTTATCGAACAAGCACTAAACATGAATGCAGTGTTTGGACAGGAAATGAAACAAAGTATGATACAATTAGGTACGGCAATGAATGACCCTATCAGGGGTTTAGGAAGACTACGAAGAATAGGTATATCTTTCTCTGAAGACCAAAAAAAACTAATTACATCTTTAGCTGAATCAGGAGATGTACTAGGAGCACAAAAGGAAATCATCAAAGAATTGGAATTCGAACTAGGACAAGTATCCAGAGCTATGGGAGAATCCTCACTAGGAACCATAAAAAAATATCAAACAGCATGGAAAAATCTAGGTGAAGAAATAGGGGAAGGTGTAACAGAAATAAAAGCAGGAGTAATTGAGGTTTTAGGGTTGACAGAACACGTTGACAAACTAGTACAATTACTTGCAAATAACAATGCTTCAAATAAATTCAAAGGACTTATCGACAGAGATCAGTTAGCAGGGGATGTTTCAGTAGCACAAACCTCCGCAATGGAAATACAAAGTGCCTATGATGGATTTATAAGACAGGTTGATAGATTAAGTACTACATTAACAAAGGAAAGAGGAAGACTTTTCAAGGATAATAATTATATCTCAGCATTAGAAGCAGAAGAAGCAGAATATTATACTTACATAGAGGCTTTAAGATTGTTTTCTATAGAATACCAGAAAGCAGAGGATATTAAACGAGCTTCTTTAACTGACGGAGAGGATACAGGAACAACACTAGCCGATGGTGCAGAAGCATGGCTAATATCTCTAAAAAGAGTAGAAGCACAAAAGAGTAAAATATTAGGATTAGATAAGATATCAGCAGGATTTGAAAATAAGAAATTCTCTAGAGAAACTCAATATAGATCTTTAGTAAAAAAGGGAGTGGAGTTAGGGTATGAAAAAATTACTATTGAGGGAATACTAAATAAGTTTTCAACTGACTTTGAAGCATCCTTAGTAGAACAAGAGAAGATTGCCAGAGAATTACTTATAACCGAACAAAAAAGAAAAGATATAGATCTCTACGGAACAGACGCACAAAAGAAACAACAAGATTTTGGGGCATTTCAAGAAGACATATGGAAAGCAGTCAAAGCAGGAAATATAGCATGGGAACAAGCTATAGTTCTTATTAGAGAGTATGACCTAACTATGGAACATATCTCAAATAATCCTTTTTTTGAAGTAGATAATAACTTCTTACATATCTTAGCGGATCAATTAGGGGGGGCAGCAAAAGAAGGGGAAATTCTAAACGACGTTTTATCTAGTGTAGCAGACACTTTAATAGGTTTCGCATCAGGAGCGTATATAGGAGCGTTTGAATCTATAGGGGCATCTATGGCAGGAGCAGGAGAAGAGACCGAGAGTTTTGAATTAAAAATGTTAAAGATGACTCAAAGTGCATTAGAAGCAGCAGGACCTATGTTCTTCTTGGCGGCTGCGAGATCTGTAGCCTCAGATGGAAAAGCAGGAATACCCGCAGCAGTAGCTTATTTAGCTTTAGCAGCAGCCTCTGGATTTGGAGCAGGATACTTAGATCAGGCAATATCAAATGAATCAGATGGTAGTGCTAATGGAGGGGTAACATCCTCAACAGCCATTAACACAACCACACTAGACTTTGGAACGGATGTTAGTGCTAGTAGATCCTCGGCACCAAATATACAAACAAATATAATAAATAATACAGGAGCTCAAGTAACAGCTCGGGCGACTGTTGGAAACGATGGACAAATACTATTAGAAACTGTTATCGATAAAGCAGTTACAGCTACTGGAAATACATATGGATTACAAAAAGCTGGAAGAAACGTTAGATAAGGAGATTTAAAATGGCGACTATAGATTGGCCTGTAACATTACCACAAAACTTTTTACAACCAGGATATTCAGAGGGTGACGTTGATAATGTTATCGGCACAGGTATGTTAGCAGGCCCTGAAAAAAGAAGACCAAGATCAACAGAAGGATACATACCGATAACAGGTACAATGAATCTAGTATATAATCAAAAAGTTATATTCGATGATTTCTATAAGTCTACTATATCTTATGGAGCCCTACCCTTTAATCTCCCAACATTTGGGGGAATTATACTAGAGGTATTTTTAGATTCTAAAAAGATAACACCTTTATCAGGAACAACATGGCAATTAGTCATGACTGTAAAATCATTAGCATAATAATATTAAGGAGAAGATAATGCCTTCAAATACATTTAAAAAAGCAGCGACAGATTTAGTAACCAATAAAGTAATTTTAACCATTGTAACCTTATCTCATCCTGATTGGGCGGAAGATATAAATATGGTGGATAACACAACCCCTATTACATCTAATTCCATACTATACACTCCCTATGGATTTAACTTTATACCTCCTTCTACGAGTAGAGCAGGAGATCCTGTGGCTAGATTAGAAGTAGAGGATATTGACAAGGTTTTGAATGCTAACTTTAGATCAGTTAATTCAGAAGTAGATATAGTTATTTCTACTATCCTAGCCAATGATCCAGATCAGATTGAATTAGGTCCTCATACTTTCTCAATTATAAGTGTTAATACATCAGGATCACTACTAACATTAAGTTTACAAAAACAAACTGTATTAAGAAATAACCTAACAGGATTTAATATGGATGTTAGTTATTTTCCAGGATTGTTTATATAATGGAATGGTTCGCAGATTATGTGGGTATTCCCTTTAAGATATTAGGCAGGGATACAGAGGGTTGTGACTGTTACGGTTTAGTGAGACTCGTTTTAAATGACCACTATGCTATAATGTTACCAGAGCTCCTAGAATATTCAGATTCTTTAAATTATGAAGAGACACATAAAGTTATCTCTGAAAATGTCCCGTTACTATCAGGGGAAGAATTGGATTATCCAGAAGAAGGGAGTGTAGTAGTTTTGGCTAACAGAGGCTTAGAATCACATATAGGAGTGATGATTACAAAAAAGTTAATGTTACACACCACTTCCATAAATGGAGCGGTTATAGAGCCAATTTCGAGTAACAGAATTAAAAATAGAATAAGAGGATATTATAATGTCAATAAGAGTTATAGCACAAAGTAATCCATTCAAAGCTAAACGAGATGAAAAAGTATTTGAACAAGGAATAAGTTTAAGAGGTATATTAGAAGAATTAAAAATAGATTCTGAAGAACATCCTGTCAGAATATCTATAAATGGAGAACCAGAATTAGATTTTGATGCTATTCCTGATCATGACTCATTAGTACTAATCAAAGTTATACCTACAGGAGAAGAACAAGTAGGACAAACAATAGGTGGATTAGCTCTTATACTTGCAGGAGGAGTTATAACCTACTTTGGAGGAGGTCTTATAGGAGTCCCTATTATCAGTATGGGTTTAGGGGTAATTTTTCAAGATGAAATTCAAGCAGGAGTTGACGCATATGTAGCCGATGCTCTGGGACTAGGAGAGGGACAAGGTTATGCTAATCCAAATACTACTGCAACAAATTATTTATCTGGTGGAAGAAATGGCTTTAAGCAGGATGGGGTAGTTCCTGTTATTTTAGGGAGACATAGATACTATCCTTATCAAGTGGCTTTACCTTATAGAGATTTAGTTAATACCTACTCTTCTTCTATTGTTCCTAACACTCCAGGTGTTATACAAACCCAAGCTAAACCTTTTACACAAAATCTCCATCAAGTATATCTATGGGGACATAAAGAAGTTATCCCTGATCCAGCCACCTACAAGAGAGGAGATACTTTCATAGGAGATTTAGTAGGCACAGAATACGCCTCCAACTCCTTGCCCTATTATGGAACAAAAGCTAAAAAGTTTTTAAATATAGGAA